GGTGACTACGCGCAGATCAACAGCACCGGAGAAGACGCTGTGATTATGTGCGCGGGCAGAAAATCAAAAGCAAAAGGCAAAAAGGGGAGCTGGATCACGCTTGCAGAATGGGTGAAAGATGAAGAAAAAGGACGCTATGTGCCGATCTGCGTAAAAACAGAGCGTGTAGACGGCGAAAAAATCAAAGATGACACTTATTACACGCTGAAAAACGGAGAATTTTCGGAGGTAGAAGAATGAAACATTATGAATATGCAGGAATGGACGTAAGCACAGAAAAAAGTGTAGAGGACGGCGCAAGATGCTATATCGAAGCAGTACGCCGGTATCTGGAATCTGAAAAATTCCCGCAGGTTGAGACAATCGCGGCGATTCTTGGACTGAGAGAAGTGGAGGTGCAGCCATGTGGGACAGCGACGAAAACGGAAGAAGAGTTCTGATCTGTGATTTTTGCGGAGAGGTCATTGAGCCTGCGAAGCCGGGGTATTACGGTGAGGACTATGTAGAGGTCAATGGCGAGTGCATCCACACAGAAAACTGCATGGATAGATGGATTCATGAGCACAGAAAGGAAGCTACGTATGGCGAAAGTAGATGAGAAAATCATGCAGATTCAGACGCGGATCAAGGTCCCGAAGAATCACGTTAATGAATTCGGAAATTTCAAATACAGAAGCGCTGAGGACATCATGAGAGCGTTGAAACCGATGGAAAAAGAGCTGTTATTATCAGTGCAGATCACCGACGAAGTGGTAGCGGTAGGAGCGAATGTGTATATTCGCGCAACGGTGACGGTATATGACCTGGAAAGCGGAGAAAGCCGTAGTACAAGCGCATTTGCACGGGAACCTGCTGTCCCGAAAGCGAAGATGGACGAGAGCCAGACCACCGGTTCTGCATCGTCCTACGCGCGGAAATATGCGCTCTCGGGCATGTTCCTGCTCGATGACAGTATTGATCCGGATTCCAACCGGGCGATTGACAGCGGGGAGCCTTGCACGGATGCGCAGGAAAAGACCATCCGGGATCTGGCGGTCAAACACAATGTCAATCTTGAAGAGCTGTATAAAAGACAAAAAGTTAAGAACGGCCGCCCGACGGCGATGCAGGCCGGAAAGATTCTTAACATGTTCAAAAAACAGCTCGGGGGCGAGTGATGCACGCTCTGGCTGAAATCGTAAAATCCGTAGAAAAAGACGGTGATACGTGGCTTGTAGTGCGGCTGCCGAAAAGCAGACTGAAAGAAGAAATCGAGAACAAAACCATCACGAATACAGAAATGCGTTTCGACGATGGGCGGCATATCTCCAATCTGCAGCGGAAGAAAGCATACGCGACCATCCGGGATATAGCTATTGAGTTGGGCTATCTCCCGGAGGAGATGAAAGAGATTATGAAATGCAATTACATGATCGAGACCGGAGAGCCGTATTTCTCCCTTTCAGACTGTTCGATGGGGACGGCACGGGATTTCATCACGTTTCTGATGGATTTCGTGCTGAAAGAGGGAATACAGCTCTCAGACAGCGGAATAGAACGCGCGGATGACGTTGGAAAATACTTATACGCGTGTATCAAGCACAGAAAATGCGCGGTATGCGGGAAAGACGGTGAAATACACCATGTTGATACAATCGGCATGGGAAATGACCGGCGGAGGGTGGATGATTCTGGATACCGGAAAATCTGTCTGTGCAGGACGCACCACACGATCGCACATCAACGAGGAATGCCGAGCTTCGAGAAAATGTATCACGTCTACGGAATCATTGTGGATGATAGCCCGGAAGGGAAATCATAGAGTCCAGCATGGAACTGTCAACAGAGTATCTCAGTATGGTTCAAAATTTTATACGTCACAAAAAGGCGGCTGGCTGGAGCCGCCGGAAAGGGGCAGAAATGCCGATCAACAGCAAACAGAAAGGGAAACGCTTCGAGTTGGAGCTTTCCAGAAAGTTCCGGGAGTATGGCTACACGGAGTCCCGCCGGACCGCGCAATACTGCGGGAACACCGGGGACGCATCCGATGTTGTAGGCCTCCCGGGGATCCACGTGGAAGCGAAACATCAAGAGCGAATGCAGCTCTATGATTGGATGGATCAGGCGAAACACGACGCGAAAGAAAGTGGAAAAGACGTTTTGCCCACAGTATTCCACAAAAGAAACAATCATAAGATCCTAGTCACGATGGAACTCGACGACTGGATGACAATATTCCGCGAATACGAAGCGGGAATGAGTCTGAAAGAAGGTGCGGACGATGGGCGAGGTTAAGTGGGTTAAGATGTCGATAGACATGTTCGATAATCGAAAGATCAAGTATCTGCGCGGCCTGCCGGAGGGAAACAACATCGTTCTTATCTGGGTCATGCTGCTGACTCTGGCAGGGCGGTGCAATTCCAATGGATATATTTTCCTTACCGAAAACATCCCGTATACTCCGGCGATGCTCGCAAATGAGCTTGGATTCCCAGAAAGTACTATTCTGGTAGCCATGAAAGCGCTGGAAAGTATGGGAATGATAAGCCGAAACGAGGAAAACACGCTTCTGATCCCTGGATGGGAAGAACATCAGAACGTAGCCGCGTTGGAACAGATCCGGGCGAGCAACCGGAAGCGGCAGGCGCGGTACAGGGAACAGGCGAAAATAGAAGCTGTGGAGCAGGAAACACCACCGCCGGTAGAGGAGAAGCAAGAGGAACACGAAGAACCAGAAGAACCGAAGCCGTCGAAAAAGGCGGAGGAAACCAAAGAAGCAAAGATTCTTTTCGAGCGGTTGTGGAGCCTGTATCCGAACAAAAAAGGCAAGGGGCAGGTAAGTGATACAGCAAAGAAAAAACTGCTTAAAATCGGGCATGAAGAGCTTGAGAGAGCAATTCAGAGGTATAAGACGGAACTGGAAAAGGAGGACTGGAGAAAGCCGCAGTACGGCAGTACCTTTTTCAATTCTGGTTACGTGGATTATCTCGACGCGAATTATGAGCCAGGAAAAAGAGAGCCGACGAAGCAGCAGAAAGAAAACAAATTCAACAACTTCAACCAGCGGGACTATGATTTCGCGGCATTGGAGCAGGCATTGACAGGAGGTTAAGCATGGTATCAGTACTCAAAACAGCAATTATCTGCGCAACAGTAGCGTTTTGCTTTTACCAGATGATGAAATAATAAGAAAAGGACAGGGGAGGGCCTATGAGCAATAAATTGAAGAAAAAGCCGTCAACTAAGTTAAGCCCTGAGACGATGACAGCCGCAGAAGTGAGCGGGATCACAGGCGTAAAGCTCGAGATCCTGCGGAAATGGGTGGACAGGATGCAGAGAAATCTGTCCGAAGCCTACCAGAAAGAAGCACAGGAAAAGCTGCTGAAAGCAGAGGACTGCATCAGCGCGGCGAACGTCGTGTGCTCTGCACTGGCGATCTATGAGACCTGGGGGTACAAAAAGGCGCTTGACCGGTACATGGACAACTACACTGCTGCAGTACGGAAGATGAACAGTGTAGGTCTGGCTAAGATGTACGAGGAGCTGCACGAAAAGACCGGCGCGACGCTGGAATTTGAGGATATGGATCTCGCAAAAGAGTTTGGCTTTGGAGGGGCGGAAGAATGAAAGAAACGAAATACGGTAAAAACGATTTCCCGGATGCTCTTCTGAAAGAATGGGATAAAACGAGAAAACAGATTCTCGGAAAGGAAGGAAAAGAGAATGGAGATCATCGGAATTGTTCTGTTCTGCGCGGTGATTCTCGCGTCAGCAAAACTAATGCTTGACCCGCCGGATCGGAAAAAAGATCCGAAAGAGGATGAGGAGCAAATTGAATTTCTGAACGAGTGGAACAAGAAACATAAAAAATAACAAACACAAAGAAAGGAGCCAGCCTCCGGCCGGGGTAAGGGTATACCGGGCTTCTGAATGAAAAACATATGAATTTATTCGACAAGGTAAAATGCAAAGGCTTTTATAAAAAATTTAACGACGGAAAATGGTTGCGACTCGACAGAAAAACTTTAACTGCTGATGCAATGGACAATAATCTTGTGAGCATGGGCAATGATGGAACTGTCGAAAAAGACGTTGAGTATATCGAAAAAACCTATTTCAAACATGTTGACAAGAATTTCATCGGAGTAATTGTTGGATATAGAGATGTTATTGTAAAAGGTTGTCTTGATGCAGAGTATCAAGAGGAATGTGATGTAGGTGTCGGAGTTATTCCGGAAGCGTTTTATGTATCCAAAAGAGCGAAAGAAACTGTAAAATGTGCTGTTGTCTACTATGCGAATAACATGAAACACTATGTCCCTTTGGAAGATATTCTGGAGGTAATTCTATGAAAAAGAATCTTATCGTTGACTGTTTTGCTGGCGGAGGCGGTGCCTCCGTTGGCATCGAGATGGCACTGGGGCGGTCGGTAGATATTGCAATCAATCACGATCCGGATGCCATCCTGATGCACAAAACAAATCATCCGACCACGCTGCGTCTGACCGAGGATATTTTTAAAGTCAATCTGCGTAAATACGTCAAAAATCGTTTGCGTAGGAGGTGAAAAAATATGCTGATTCCAACGGTAAAAGCGAAAGAATTTGAAAAATTTGGTTTTAAAAAATGCAAAGGAATATCGAGTGACCTCGAATGCTATTATCTGTGCGTAGCAAGAGGAAAAAAGATGCTTTTTGTGAGTGATGTATACTTTGAGGTAAATGATTGGAGAGATGATGACCCGAGAATTCACGCGAATCCTAATTGCAGGTACAGAAACAGAAAAACAAGCCTTGATATTATTTACGAGCTGATCAAAGCGGGGATGCTGAAAAGCAGTTTTGAAAAAGAAAGAAGGTGAAACCGATGGAGCAGTACAAAGAAGCCAACTGCCCATACCTAAAAGTAGGGGAGCGGGTGCCGAATCTGAATATCGATGACAGCCAGGAACAGTTGAGATTTGCGTGAGGAAAAAGGAGAAAGAATGATAATTAAGAGTCAAAACAAAGATCTTGTGGTAGATACATACGGAAATGATTTCCGTATGTTCTGCGGACCGGACGGCCGGTATGGTATCGAGACAAGAGCAGGTGTAGTAGGAGTCTATAAAACAAAAAAGAAAGCAGAAAAGGTTCTTGATGAAATTGCTGAGCAAATTGGATGCTGCAAAGCAGATGAAATCATTTACGCGGGTAGAGGGATCGGCGGACTCCGTGTAACCGTGTATCAAGCGCTTGCACAGGAATATGTGTATCAAATGCCAGCAGAAGAGGAGGAAGAAGATGCTGATTAGAAGACAGGACAAGAAAGCAATCTTCAATATTGATACTTGCAGAGTGCTTTATGTGGCTGAGACGGTTGGAGGTTGTTTTAAAATCTGCGCAGACCAATTCGAACAGCTTGGAACTTACAAAACAGAAGAAAGAGCGATGGAAGTGTTGCATCTGATTGCAAAACAGAGCGCACAGTGCAAAGCAGTAGAGATTCTGTGTGGGCCGGTACATGAGGGACAAACGCAAAGCATGGTTTTGTTGGCGGAAGAAATCGAAAAAGCTTGGTATATGGATATGCCGGAGGAGTGAAGATGGGAAGAGTGAAAAGACTTACAGAAGATTCTTTTGACGGTACCGCACATATTAAGCTGTGCGGTACCAGTTGCCCGTACGACGGGGAATACTGTGCATCAGATGAATGCCGAGTACTAAACGAGGTAGCCGAAAAGTTGGCGCGGTATGAGAGACTGGAAGAACAGATCGCGGAGTCGGCAGAACAATATATACAAAAAGGAATTGCTATGCCTTATGCTGTAATTCCAGAAGTGACAAGAGGAGTAGTTAAAACGGTCTTTGAAGGGTTTGGAGGAGGTGAGGAAGAATGAGTAGAGCATACAAATGTGACAGATGTGGCGCACTGTATGAGTCGTATGAGGGAGAGAATAGATATGATGTATTAAAGCCAACTAAAGTAATGATTAATTCATTAGCAGAAGATATACTAAATGTATATGACATTTCTGTTCCGATTCAGAATATTGGTGATATTGTTGAAATATTAGGTGGTACTATCCAAAAAGAAACTTCATTTTCAGATGGCGCAGTTGAAAAGGAAGGGGATGGATTTAGGATTATTGTATCCCCATATCAAGACGAAAAAAGAGAAAGATTTACAATTGCGCATGAATTAGGACATCTCTTTCTTCATATGGGATATAGAACTAATAAAGAGTTATGGGCAAGACAAGAGAATAACATTTATCATCGAATAGGAAGCTCCGAAAAAGAATATCAAGCAAATGAGTTTGCAGCAGCTTTTTTAATGCCAGCATCGGAATATCTTACAGTTCTTAAAAGGATTGCGGACGGTAACGTAGTAGATACTTCCAAGATTGCAGAGTATTTTAATGTGTCGGTAGAAGTTGCATCTAATCGAGGAAAATTTTTGGGGTATTTAAGATGGTAAAAGAAGATCAGACATTAAGTAAATATAGCAAGCTAATTGAAGACTTAGAAAGCATGAACTTGGATGAAGAAGGAGAGAAAAAATCAAAATGACAAAAGAAGAACTTGTGATAGGGAACAGGTATAAGATCCGCCGCCCGTCAATCGCGGATGGCAACGTAAATTCGTATCAGTGGAGTGATGCAACTTTGGTTGATATCTCTACACATATTGCGGTATTCAGCGTGGGAGAGTATTGCGTCACCTACAAATTCTGCCAGTTAAGAGATGAAGTAAAAGAAGCGTAACGCAGAAAGGAGCTGCACCATGAGCATTCGGAACACATTTTTGAAAGATTACGGGATTTCGAAAGAACTTGGGGATAAGATCGTATCATATTGCAGAAACGCGCACGACTACGACCAGAATCTTATCTTGCAGGCCGCACAGAAGACTTGCCCGGAGATATCGAGTGCCCTGTTCGCGAATTTGACGCTTGGAATTGGATATGACCGGATCAGCCAGGTGCAGTACATCCCAATGCAGCGGAAAGATTTCCAGGGGTACAGGCGGAAGACAATCGAGGAGCTGTATAGATTGCTGCTTCTGCACGGGAAGGAGTTATGATGAAAATTGGGAACAAAAATGTTGCAGAAATCCAGATACTGGACAGAGACAATGATCTGATCGTAAGCATGGTTGATGAAAACGTAATTATTGAGAAAGATTATAAGGTGGTTTTAAGACTGGAAGGAGAAGAAAAAACAGAAACATATCCAGAAGAGTAACAAAAAGGGTACAACGAAAAGCCCCCATGCAAGTACACTAAGAATAGAAGTGTATTAGTATGGGGGTGATTTTTATGCCTACAAACAAGACTTACGACAATCTCGAGAAAATGATCTTCTCCGGCGTGGGAGAATACGGAATCCCCGAAATTATGCCAGAACAGTACAAGAAGTGCGAGTGGATCGGATTCAATTACGCTGCGAGCACTGCGAGGCGAGCCGGGAAGGGCGTGCATTTCTTCCTGGATGACTACCAGTTCGAACGGGTATGGAACAACCCGGACAGGTATATTGAGGTACTGAGAGACTATGACTACGTGCTTTCACCGGATTTCAGCATGTACACGGACTTTCCGAAAGCCATGCAGATTTACAACCATTACAGAAAACACTGGTGCGCGGCATATATGCAAATGAATGGACTGCGTGTAATACCTACGATCGCATGGAGCGATGAAAGCTCGTTCGAGTGGTGCTTTGATGGCGAGCCGGTGGGAAGCGTGGTGGCAGTATCCAGTGTGGGAACGCAGAACAGCAAGGCGAAAAAGTCGGCATTCCTGCGGGGATATGAAGAAATGATGAAACGATTATCACCGGAGCATGTGATCTTCTTCGGGAAAGTTCCGGAAGAACTGGAAGGGGACGTGGAAAAGGTCGCAGCGTTCCAGGAGAGATACAAGAAGGAGGGAACCTAGATGGGCGGACGAGGGGGGCAAGCGGAATAGGCAGGAAAAGCCAATCAGCATTGGACCCGAGAGCGAAAGAACAGACAATTACGACATTCTACCGTAGAAATTCAATCTACGGGGCACATTATAGAGATGATGTCTATGATGCCGTAGAGAGAAAGAACGAAAAAGGCGGAATTGAGATCGTAAAAGCCTATGGAACGTTCGACAACAGCAACCCGAAAGCGAACACCAAAGACGTGACGTATAAAATTCAACATGGTATTGTGAGCTACGATGATTCCAGGGGAATTGAAAGTTACGGTATCAGATGGGACAAGGTAAGCAGCGTTTCGGGACAAACCTACAACATACGAAGCATGTTAAAAGAAAAAGGCTTTCGGTGGGACGGTAAAACAAAGAGTTGGGTAAAGAAATAAAGCTACAGGAAAGGGAACAGAGATGATGGAATGGCGAACGAACAAAACTTAATACCGACAAACCGGAGAAGTAAGAGCGAGGTAAGAGAGAACGCCAGAAAAGGCGGTATCAAGTCTGGACAGGTGCGCAGGCAGAAAAAGACCCTTTCCGAACTGGCTAAGATGATAGCCGAGAACCCGGCACCTGCGCAGGCAAAAAAGTCTCTCGCAAAGCTTGGAATTGACGATGAAAATGCGAACAATAACGCGCGGATCGTAGCGTCGGTGTATAGTAAGGCCATCGAGGGAAATATGATGGCTGTTGAGAAGTGGGAGCAGCTTGTGGCGGACAAGAAAGCAGACACGGCGGTGTATGAGCTGCCTGCAAGGGTGATTGGAAAAGCATTCGTGGACATCAACCGGCGGATTGAGCCTAACATTGAATACGTGTTTGAGGGCGGGCGTGGCGGTCTGAAATCGTCCTATGTGGCTTTCAAAATCGTTGAAATCCTCAAGAATAACCCGCAGATGCACGCGTGTATCACAAGACAGGTAGCCGGGACACTGAAAGATTCCGTGTATGCCAACATGAAATGGGCGATTAATGAGCTGGGGCTGATGGAAGAGTTCGAGTTTAAGGTGTCTCCGCTCGAAATTAAGTATATCAAGACTGGACAGACGATATACTTTCGCGGACTGGATGACGAAACAAAACTGAAATCCATTAAGCCGGAATTTGGGTATATAGGAATCCTCTGGAAAGAGGAGAAAGACCAGATGAAAGGCGACGCACAGGAGCGTTCCGTGAATCAGTCAGTTTTGCGAGGTGGTGACATCTCCTATGATTTCTCATCCTACAACCCTCCCAAAAGCAAAAGTAACTGGGTCAACCGAATCAAGCTCGTGCCGAATCCGAAAAGAGTGATACACCACTCGTGCTATACAGACGCGCCGCCGGAATGGCTCGGAAAGAAGTTCATCGAGGACGCGGAACATCTAAAAGAAGTCAATCCGGAAGCGTACGAGCATGAGTATCTCGGCATCCCGAACGGAGACGGCGGAAACGTGTTTGAATATCTGGAGATCCGAGACATCACAGACGAAGAGATTAGCCACATGGACCGTATCTATCCAGGCGTTGACTTCGGATGGTACCCGGATCAGTATTGCTACCTGCGGACTTACTACGATTCGGCGCGGGAGAAAATCTATCTCATTGACGAACTATACGTGAATAAGTGGAGCAATGAGAAAACAGCAAAATGGATCAAAGAAAAAGGGTATGATGACTATACGATTATCTGCGATTCCGCGGAGCCTAAGTCCGTAAACGACTATAGGGATGCCGGACTCCCGGCCAGGGGAGCAATCAAAGGACCGGGAAGCATTGAATACGGATTCAAATTCCTGCAGGCACGAACTCTCGTGATTGATCCGAAGCGGACACCGCACGCTTACAAAGAAATCACGGAATACGAATACGACCGGGATAAGGACGGGAACGTTATCAGCGGATATCCAGACGGTAACGACCATGCTATCTCGGCTTTACGTTATGCGTACGAACCATTATTTAATCGAAGGGGGTATAGTGCATAATGTGCGAATTTTGCGATGAGCTGAAAAACTGGAAAACCTTAGAAAGATTCGATCAGCGTGCACGGTACGTCTATAAGTGTAAGCTGATACGCAAGACGATGGTCGAGACAAGAGCGGCAGGGAGCATCGAGGGAACGCCGCATAACGTCAATTACTGCCCGATGTGCGGCAGAAAAGTGACAGAGGGCTAGGAATGGGACTGATAACAACTATTAAGAGGTGGCTAAGCATGTTTTTTCGAAGCGAAGCGGAGCAGGCGTTTGATGCTGATGTGATTGAATCCCCGATCATGGACACAGTTATAAAAAAATGCGCTGCTGTTTACTCCGGGGAGCCGATGTGGAAAGACGCACAGAACGGCATCCGAACAATCAATTTTGCAAAAACGCTAAGCTCCGAAACGGCGCGACTTGCGACATTAGCAATTAAAATCACAATCGAGGGATCAGCACGGGCGGAATGGCTGCAGCAGCAGACGGACGCGGTGTTTTTCAGTATCCGAAAATGGGTGGAATATGGCTGTGCGTATGGAACGGTAGTCATCAAGCCGAACGGGAAGACACTGGATGTATTCACGCCGGATGAAGTGCTTATAACCGATTATGATAACCAGAATATCACCGGAATGATATTCAAGGACACGTACACACAGGGAAAATGGTACTACACACGACTGGAATATCACCGATTTGAAGAAGAAAAGCAGGGCGATGATACAGTTCGCCCTTACTATATTTCCAATCGGGCCTATCGGTCGAAAACACCAGATTCAATCGGAGATCCGGTGGATCTGAAAGATACGAAATGGTCTGAGCTTATGGCAGACTCACCGCCGATTCTGAAAGCGAACGGAGAAAGCCTGGATGGCCCGATGTTTGGCGTATTCGTGACACCGCAAGCGAACAACGTGGACAAGTCAACACCGCTCGGCCTGCCGGTATATGCAGAAGCGATGGAAGAACTGAAAGATCTTGATATTGCGTATTCCCGCATGACCGGAGAAATCCACGACAGTGAACGAATTGTTCTGGCAGATGATCGGTTATTGTCTCCGGCTGGCACTCCGGTCAATAAGATGACCCCGGGAGCAGCCGCAACAACGCACCTGCCAAAGTATGTTCGCAACGTGTACGGCGAAGGAGCGGATACATTCTATCAAGAGATTAACCCGACACTCAACACAGAGGTAAGAGTTAATGGCATCAACGCGCTATTGTCTCAGATCGGCTATAAGGCGGGCTTCTCAAACGGCTATTTTGTATTTGACCAGAAAACCGGAATGGTAACGGCAACACAGGTTGAATCCGATGACCGGCGGACGATCCAGTATATCAAAGATGTTCGGGATCAGCTCGAGAAGTGCATGGATGCCGTCTATTACGCGCTGAGCGTCTATGCGGATCTGTACGGCGAGAGTCCGGCGGGAGAGTACGAAGTAACGTATGATTTCGGTGATATTACGTACAACCGCGAGGAGGACCGCGCACGCTGGTGGAATTACGTTAATGCCGGAAAAGTACCGGCGTGGATGTATTTCGTCAAGTTCGAGGGATTCTCGGAGGAAGACGCAAAGGCAATGGTCGAAGAAGCCACTCCGAAAGAGGATGAGCTTTTTGACAGCAAATATAAGGAGGAATGATAACATGGATATGAGTGGAGTAGCAACAGTAGTATGCATCACAGTAGTCTGCTATCTGGTAGGCATGGTGATGAAAGCAACGGATATTAGCAACAAGTGGATTCCGTGCGCAGTAGGATTGGCGGGAGCGGTGCTTGGCGTTGTTGGTATGTACACAATCCCGGACTTTCCGGCGCATGACGTGCTTAATGCGGTAGCCGTCGGCATTGTCAGCGGATTAGCAAGCACCGGAGCAAACCAGATCATCAAACAGGCACAGAAAGAGGAATAAGACATGCTTACCCCGGAGTATCTGCAGCACGCGGCAGAGGGCGCAGAAGCCATCACAGAGGATTTACACAACCGGATCATGCGGAAGATCGTCAAGGCGATTTTAACACGCATGGAACGCGGCGAAAACTACATGCTGACGGCGGCGGACAAGTGGAGAATCGAAGCACTGCAGGAAGCTGGCTATCTGCTGGAAGATATCCAGAAAGAGATAGCAAAGGCGACCAATCAGCAGCTATCAGAGATCAAATCAGCCTGCGTTGACGCGGGAATACAGACGCTCAAGTGGGACGACGCGGTATATAAGGCGGCTGGGCTGGTACCTACGCCGCTTCTTCTTTCCCCCACACTGATGCGCGTACTGGAAAGAGACTATAAGGCGACCGCGGGCACATGGCGGAACTTCACCCGGACGACCGCAGAAGAAGCGCAGAGACTTTTTATCAACGAGCTTGACAGCGCCTATCACAGGGTTCTGAGCGGCGGAGAGTCTTACGGCGCTGTGGTGGCTGATCTGATCGAGAAAGTGTCCGAGGAGGGGCTGACAGTCAAGTACCCGACAGGATACCGGCAGAGCCTTGAATCTGCGACCATGACCATCGTACGCACCGGTATAGCGCAGGCGGCGTGCGATGTATCAGAAACGCGGATGGAGGAGATGGACTGGGATATTATTCTTGTTTCTGCTCATGTAGGCGCACGAACGGGAGACGGCGGGCAGAACCCGGGAAATCATCTTTGGTGGCAAGGACGATTCTATTCCCGAACCGGAAAAAACAAGAAATACCCGAATTTCTACGAGGTGACCGGATACGGCACCGGCGAGGGACTGGGCGGCTGGAATTGCCGTCATAGTTTCGGATCGGGAGACGGAAAGAACAACCCATTTGACGCTAAGAACATCTCATACGCAGATAATCGTAAGGTTGAAGAAGCACAGAAGCGGCAACGATTGTTGGAGCGCAGAATACGAAACAGCAAAAGGCAAATTCAAACTTTGCAATATGCTATAGACAACGCAAGCGATGACGAGACGAAAAGCAAATTGCAAAGTAGAACAGAGCAAAAAGCTAATTTGCTTAGTAAGCAAAATAAAGCATATCGCAAGTTTTGCGAAGACAACAACCTGCGCCCTTATGATGAGCGATTGAAAATAGCCCATTGGGACCGAAAACAGGCAGCAAGAGCCGCAGCGGATGCACGGCGATATCAAAAACGCAAAAAGGAAAAAGCAGATGATTGAGACGATTAATCAAATCATGATTCTCTGCGGCTGGATAACTACAGTAGGTGGCGCGATTGTGGTTCTGACCGGAGCATGGAAGAAATTCAAAAAGCCAGAGAGGGATCTGGAAAAGAGGATGCAGACGATGGAGGAGGATATCAAGGATATCAAGTCAAAACTTGAGAAAGATTATACCTCTATCCGCACCCAACGAGATGATATGAATCTGATAATGAGGAGCATGTTCAATCTGATCGAAAATAAGATTACAGGGAACAACATCGAGGGCTTAAAAAAAACGAGGGAAGAACTTGTAAATGCGATGACCGACAAGAAAAATTAAGAGGGCTTATCTTGAAAGTGTATGAATTCACAGTACCGGAGCTGGAATATTTTCGCACGTATTGTAATTTTACGCGTGACGAACGTACACTTTTTGATTATCGGAGTAGGAATATTCCGCTCGAAAAGTGTGCGGAACTAATGAACATTTCTGTTTCTACTGTAAAACGGATCAGCAGAAACGTAAACACCAAAATCATTAAAGTATGTTGATTGATACTTTTTTAAGCATTTCATGGGACTTTGACGAACTGTCAGAGTCCTTTTTTTGCGCCTAAAATATGAGTAGAAAGAGAACGGAGGGATGAATATGTATCCGTATATTGACCCGCAGGCATTTGCGAACGAACAGGCAATGCTTCAGCAGAGAATCAATCAGTTGGAACAGGCGAGAAACCAGCAGATGAGCATGTATGTACCACAGAGTCAGCAACAGCCGCAGGCACCGACCAGCAACGTGAATTGGATACAGGTTGCTGGCATCGAGGGCGCAAGAAATCAGATTGTCCAGCCTGGACATACTGCTTGGATGATGGATAACAACAGCCCTGTGTTCTACGTTAAGTCTGTGGACGGAATGGGAAGCGCGACTTTCAAGGTATTTCAGTTCGCCGAGATCTCGCCGGAAGCCCTAAACCCGGCACAGAGCCAGTCGAAAGAAGAAAGACAAGAATACGTTACGCGGCAGGAATTTGACGCTCTGCTGACGCGATTAGGCGAAAAGCCGGAGAATAAGGAGGAACCCGTATGAATCCATTAATGAGCATGATAGGCAATATGGGCGGCGGTAACAACCCGATGGGCGCGATGATGCAGGCTATACAGATGGTCAATAAGCTCAAACAGGCGGGCAACCCGCAGGCCGCAGTAGAACAGATGGCGCAGACAAACCCGAATGTTAAAAAGGCTATGGATATGTGCAAGGGAAAGAACCCGAAGCAGGTATTCGAGGAAATGTGCAGACAGAACGGGATGGACCCGGGGCAGTTCTCCGGGCTGATGAAATAAGATATTAGGGCGGTGCACAGCCTTAATAAATAGAAGGATAAGGAGAAATAACCATGACAGATGGAACAATGGGACTTAGCGCGGCTGATGTAGCAGCCGTAACGAGAAACAATGACGATGACTGGGGCGGTGGCTGCTGGTGGATCTGGATTATTCTGCTGGCATTTCTGTTCCCGATGATGGGCGGATGGAACCGTGGCGGCGTTGAGACTGGCGTGCAGGACAATTTCATTTCTGATGAATTTGTCAAACGTGACATTTTCAATACCAATCAGAACGTTTCCAACACAGCTTGCCAGACGCAGAGAGACGTACTGGAAAACCGGTATACCAATCAGCTCGGCTTACAGCAGGTGCAGGCGGCACAGCAGAATTGTTGCTGTGAAACACAGAAAGAGATCCTGCAGAGCCGATATGATGCGGCACTCATGGCACAGAATATGCAGGCTCAGATGGCACAGTGTTGCTGTGACATCAAAGAGAGCATTCTGGCCGACGGAAACGCAACCAGACAGATGATGCAGGAAAACACCATCCAGGCACTCAGGGATAAGCTGTCAGACCGTGACCGCGATCTGCAGAACGCGTACAATCAGATTTCACAGGTTTCGCAGACCCGTACAATCATTGATGCAGTACGCCCGACACCTACACCGGCTTATCTTACATGTTCCCCGTATTTCGCGTACAACATGACCGGATACGGCGGATGTTGCGGAAATGGCGGTAACGTGCTGTGATGAGCACAAGCGAGCTGTCCGCGCTCGATCTTCTGAACCTGTTCGGTGTATTCCTGCAGGCGATGAATTATCAGAGCGACCTATCGCAGGCGAGCAATGCGGATATCGCAAAACACCTGCAGGAACAGGACAGAAAGTACCTTGACCGGATCATCGAAAATCAAAATAAAATAATCAGCATGTTGGAAGATTCCAAATCTACGAAACAGTAGTTGTGCAAAATTGCAGGGGTAGGCGTGGAGCTTGCCCCTGTTTCATTTCAAAAAGGAGAGAAATTATGTTAAATGTAATTGCAAAAGCAGAACAGACAGTAGCAGCAGGACAGAATATTGTATTCACCAATACCCGCGTAAAATCCCGTCGTTGTGGATGCTCCAGCGGATGGCTGAACCACATCGAGGGAAGCGGAATTTTCACAATCACGAACCGGACGAACCTTCCTATCGCGGTAGAATTACAGTTCAACGGAAACGTAACAGCGGCGGCAGCGGGCGCGACCGTGCTTACGCTGAAATTGAACGGAGAAGCGGTTGGAGGAACAGAGATGGATTATACCGTAGTTACTGCGAACACTTATCAGAACGTGAGCGCAGACACACTGATCCCTGTGCCGGCGGGAACGAGCCTTACTGTGTCAGTCGGAAATATTTCTGCAACCGAAGTTCTCGTAAAAGACGCGAACCTCATCATCAAAAAAGTTGCGTAGGGGGTGACGAATCATGATTACTTTCCGAAGCAAAACAGACGTAACAGATGCGGATGCTATCTTTTCGGAAATCAACAGCCGCTTCATCGCGGCTATCATGATGCACGATCAGCTCGCGGACTATTTCGATTTTCTCGGATTGAAGGGATATAAGCGGCTCCATGAGTACCAGCACCTCGCGGAAAGCATCGAAAGAAGAAAAATATGCAAATATCGCATCGAAAGACACGGAAAACTGATTCAAAATGCGTTTTCTGGTGAAGTGAAGATGATTCCGGATAGCTGGTACTCCGCGAAAAGCATATCTGTCGGAAAAGGAACTAAGCAGAAAGCTGTAGAAGATGGATTCTTAGCATATCGGGAATGGGAAGAGGAAACAAAAGAGGTGTATCAGATCTATGCCGCCGCGCTCCTTGAGAAAGGTAACGTGGAAGATTTCACGCTTGTAACTTCTCTGGTGGACGACGTAAGTAATGAGCTGAAAGAAATCGACAAGATTATTCTGGACCTGATCTCAACCGGCTATGATATGGTCCATATCACAGAATCGCAAAAAGAGTTGCACAAGAAATACAAGAAACGCATGAAAGAAATTGAGGTGGAATGATGGGAAACGTGAAAGAAGTGCTGGAAAAGCAGTTGGAAAGAGAAAAAGAATCTGCGATGCAGAAACTCACGACAGATAACCTTGACGCAATGTTCAAAATCACAACCACACTGTGCAATATGCGGAAAATGGAGTGTGAGAGCATTCCATCGGTCATGATGGATGCATCAGAGACACTGATTAAGAAGTACAGCAACGGAAAATATGATAAGAATATTGATGCATTGTATGACGAATACATTGCGGCAAAAATGGCGTACCAGGAACACGGAGACGCGGCGCACAAAGATAAGCTTATGGATTCCGTCGGCCGCCTGATGGTTGAGGTGTTCGATATGCTGCAGGCGATGATTCTTGATGCGGATTTTCGCGACGAAAGACAGGCTATCATGCAGCAGATTCGAAAACTTGCTGATTCGTGATGACAAGATGGGTACAACGAAAAACATTGAATGTAGTACGATAGGAGCGTGAAAAGAAGTTGGGATGGGCTTGTAAGTCATTTTGATGTTCAATTCACCTCCTTTCGACGTTCTAGGGGATCCTGTTAAGAGCCTGCACAAGGCTCGGAACGTGTCTGAAATATGCCGCGTTTTCCGTTCCTCAAGCCTTTCTGAAAACGCGGCGTGTTTCTTATTATTTTATGAATTACACAATTGGGAAACAGTAATGGAAAACTGGCATCATCCCCCTTGATTCTGCCATAAGATGCTGGATCTTTGGACTGCTTGATAGGTTCGAATCCTATTTTCCCATTACCCCGGCAGAGGTTGATCTGCCTTAATCCATTACTGCCGACGGGCAGTTAAAAACAACGTTTAGGAGGATAGAAAATGCAGAACTACGAAGCAATTCTTTCAGAACTCGAAATCGAGATTCCGGAAGACAAAAAAGCAGATCTGAAAAAGAAGATGGAAGAAAACTATCGGACCAAATCAGATTATGACAAGGTAGTTACAAAGCGTGATGAGTACAAGAACTCGCTGGACGATGTGCAGAAAGAGCTGGAGGGATTCAAAGACGTGAACGTCGAAGAATTACAGACGAAAGTTACAACCCTCACCACACAGCTCAACGAAGAGAAAGCTGGACGGGCAGCAGATGCCAGAAAGGCAGAAGTCGAAAAACAGGTAAATGATTTCTTGACGGCTACAGACGAAAAGGGAGCGAAGAAATACGAGTTTTTGAACGATATTACTGCCGACTACTACCGCGCAGAGCTTGCAAAAGCGCTGGATGCTGATTCTGCAAAAGGAAAGTCCATTTCGGATATCTTCACAGAGATGATTACCGACAAGGACGGAAAACAGAAAGCAGGGATTTTCACGGATGCCGGAGCCAAAAAGGCAAAGAGCAATGCAGCCAAGTTCACACAGCCTACAACCGGCGGCAATGGAGGCGAGATTACGAAAGAAACTTTCCGCAAAATGAATCTTGATGAAAGACTCAAATTAAGAGAAGAAGATCCCGAGCTGTACGAAGCACTCTCGAAATAACACCGTTATCACGCGATAACGCTTGACCGCAAAAAGTTACGCGGTAGAAAGGAAACACAATGCCAAGAACTGGTACTTTTGGCGGCTTTTCATTTGATCCGGAGGTGTTCTCCGACTACATGAGCGAGCAGCCGACCTGGAATGACCGAATCTTAGCGTCTGGAATCCTTGTACAGGATCAGACGATCATGGATCTGATCGGAACAAAAGGAAACGTTGCAACACTTCCGTTCTATGTTCCGATTGATGAGGATGAATCTCACGCGCTCAACAATGATGGTGAAACCGACAACACCCCGACAGAGATCAGTGGAAAGAAACAGACTTGTATGCTGACCCAGCGTATGAAAGCATGGAAATCCCAGGATTTCACAAAAGAGCTGACCGGCGCTGACCCGATGACGCACGTTGCGAATTCAGTTGCTGGATTCTATCGGCAGGTAAGAACCCGTGATCTCATGGCTATTGTTGATGCAGTTCTTTCACTGGACGGTATGAAAGATCATGTTACGGATCTTTCGGCGACGGCATCTTCTGGGGTTACAACCGTAACCGATGCAAACAAAATCAATGATACAACACTGATTTTCGCGCAGCAGAAAGCAGTTGGAGACGCAGACGAGAACATGGGTCTGCTGGTCCTTAACTCTTACATCTACGCTCGTTACAAGGCTATGGGGCTGGTTGATTACAACAAGTACACTATCACCAATGCTATCGAGCGAGATGTTGAGCTTCCGACGATCGGCGGATTCATTCCAGTTGTATCTGATCGTTTCACGGTAGACACATCTACAGACGTTCCGATCTATAAGAGCTATATGATCGGATCTGGAACGGTGCTCACCTGCGATAAAACCAACTACGAGGACCCGTACTATGCAGACTACGATCCGGAAACCAAAGCCGGTATTCGTAAGTTGTACACAAAACAGGGCTACGTGCTGCATCCGAACGGATTCTCAATCAATGCAAACAGAATCACAAAAGAATCCCCGACCAATGCGGAACTCGGAGCAAAAGCGAACTGGTCACTTGCATTCAATCACAAAAACATCCGTATGGGACTGATTAAGTCCAACGGTTGACGGAGGTATCTGGCATGGCTTATGCAGATTATGAATTTTACACAACTTCATATTTCGGCGATACCGTGCCAGAATCCGACTTTCCGCGGTACGCCGAGCGGGCAAGTGATCGAATTGATGTTTTGACATTCGACCGGCTTGCAGACGGGCTGCCGGAAAACGAACGGGCACAGAAAAAGATCAAGAAAGCGGTCTGTACACTGGCGGATGCGCTTTTTCAGATCGACACCGTAAAAAATGCTGCGATGGAAACAGTAGGAACCGTAAAGAGAGAAGATGGAACGGTCATCAATAAGGCCGTTTCTTCGATTTCTTCCGGCAGTGAAAGCATCTCCTACGTGACCGGAACTAGCGGTACAAATTCTAGCGTCTACGGACAAGCGGCGATGGACAAAAAGGTAGAAAACGTGCTCGTGACACAGATTATTCTCGAAAATCTACAGGGCGTTATGACGGATGACGGCGTTCCGGTCCTGTATGCAGGAGTGAGGTTGTGATATGGGCGGAAGAGGTAGCAACAGTGGAATGATGAAAACTGTAAACGGTAAGACGGTAAAACGCTTCAATACCCCCCCTAAAGGCTGGAAACCCGTAGAAAATGCTCTTACGAATCCCAAAGGCTATACGTGGTACTCAAATGGAAAATCACGTTTTAGCGGTCAATATGAAACGGCTCTCGTGAAGAATAAGAAGTAGGTGGAAACATGTATGACGAAACCATAACTCTTTTCAACAGGTACGAAGATCAAACCGGGAATGTATTCTGGTATCCGACTGTGTTGCAGCATGTGGATCTTATCACGGACAAGGTCGCAAATATTGTCCGAACCGGCATTGACAGCGCCGATACGGCCAGCCTGCACGTGGCATATACGCCAGATAACGGCACTATTATGGTGCAGGGAAAGAAGTGGTTATCACCGAAAGCCTGGAAAGCTCAGACGAATGAAGAACTCCCGGGAACAATCACTTTTGCTAACGAAGATTTTTTCGTGCTCGGCGATTACTGCGTCAAGAAAGAACAGGCTTATCTTATCGACCATAACGGAGTATACGTGCAGGATCACGAGAAAAGGCCGATTGCCACAATTGTTGAACGGCAGATGTACGGCGTGGTGAAAGACGCGGAATACACAAGCAGAGTAGACCGCGGATTCTATGACTACATGAATAAAAAATACGATAATGTGTTTTCCATCAGCAATGTAGGCGGTCCGTACAGGCTTATTCCTCATTTTGAAATAGGGGGAAAATAATGAGCAATACGAAACATTTCCCCAGTTTTTCGGTCGTGAATGGACATGTTAAGGTACAGGTAGACCTTACGAGGTTCGACAAGCAGTTCCAGGAAGCGCAGTTCTGGCTTGATGGACAGGTTATGAATGATATGATCCCGTACATGCCTTTTCGTGACGGAATCATGGTGGATGCAACCAGAGTGCGCAGTGCATCCATGCAGGGAACTGGAAAGGTATGCGCAGGCGCTCCACCGTATGGACGGTTCCTGTACGAGGGAAAACTTATGGTTGATCCGGAGACGCGTTCAGCGTGGGCGAGACCTGGCGCAAAAAAAGTTGTTACTGATACACCACTAAAATTCGATAGAACCGCGCATCCGTCTGCTACGGATCACTGGTTTGATGCCGCAAAAGCGGCACACGGCAAAGAATGGGTGAAGGGAGTGAAGAAACGTGCCGGAGGAGGTTAAAAAACCTGTTACATACGATGTGGACGGATACGACATCGTAACGAAAGCGCTGGAAACAGTTCTGAACACTTTCCCCGGACTTCAGCCGACCGAAAAGATCAAGTTTTCTTCGCTCAAAGAGGATGAAGGGATTGCATTCTATCCAGTGAGTGGAGCTGTGGTTGCTTCTGAAAAGAAATACATCACAGGAATTGTGGATCAGCTTTGCAACTATCCGTTTTACATCGTGTATCGTTCAGCACCTACAACGCCGGGAATTAAGACAGAAATCAAAGAATTTCTTGACACTCTCGGAAAATGGCTGGAAAAACAGCCTGTGCAGGTGGATGGGAAAGAATATCATCTGGAATCTTACCCGACACTTACAGAAGGAAGAGTTATTGAATCTATAACCCGCCTTACGCCATCTTATCTTGATACGGTGGCAGAAAACAAAGTGGAGGACTGGGTTGTCAGCATGTCATTAAAATATCGAAAGAAATTCAAAAAATAATCATACCGGCACCGATTCGGCAGCCGCTGACCGCGAAAAGTTACGCGGTAGAAAGGAAAAAACATGTCTAAACTTGAGCGTGAAGCAATGGCCACTTACCTCGATTCGACATTCAAGAGAGTCGTGGCATCCGCAAGCTGGGTGCTGGTAGGTGACGACATCGAGGATATGTCCGTAGAGCTTAACCCGGACACCGAAACAACCAAAAATATTCTCGGCCAGACCAAAACGAGAGACAACGGATATGAGCCGTCTATGGACGCTGATCCGTTCTATGCTGACCCGGATAACAAACTGTATCCGGTACTGCGAGATATCGCCCTTGAACGTAAAAAAGGCGATGCCTGTAAAACCCTTATGCTGGAAGTCATCGTGGAGGACACAGCGGCGACCAATCATCTTGCGTACGTGCGTGAGGTCATCGTAAAACCGCAGTCTTACGGCGGCGATACTGCAGGCCTTAATATCCCGTTTGCCGTTTCCGAGGATGGCAAATTCACCAAAGGATACGTAAGCGCAGCTTCTCTTAAAACCGGAACTCCGGAATTTAATGAGGGCGCAGCGCCAGCTTCCGATAAAAGCACATCCCTGGCGTAAGATCACACACGAATAGAAAGGAGCTTTTAGATGAGCAATAAACTGGTAAAACCGCAGAGTAACGACATCATTATTGATGATGGCTTAAAAACTTATTATATCAAAAATAAGCAGGGCCATGTATACGGGAAATTTGATTTTCGACCGTCCGACACCAATCTTATCTCGCGATATGATGAGGTTGTAGAGCATCTGAACAGCTTTTCAGCGCCTGAAAACGAACCGGCGGACATCAAAAAGGTTGAAAACATGGTTGCTGATGAGCTTTCCTATCTGATCGGATCGGATTCAAAAGAATCATTTTTCAGCATCTTAGGCCCGTTCTCTCCGCTTGCTTCTGGAAAACTGTTTTTCGAAGAAGTTGTTGACGCTATCGGCCGCGTGATCGAAACTGAGACCGAACACAGGGCGAAAAAAGTTCGAACACGTATGAATAAGTACGTTACAAAATATCGTAAATAATGGACGCGTGGAGCCTTCCGACATCGCTCAACGTTGCAGGAAAAGAATATCCAATACGCTCAGATTATCGAGTGGTATTGGATATTTTGCAATGTATGAACGATCCCGAGATTTTCGAACCAGATATGACCGAGGACGAAAAGAGGGCGGAACAGGTCATAAGTATGTTAGCTATCCTCTATATTGATTTTGACGATATGCCACCCGGAGAATGGGAAGAAGCTGCGGAAAAAGCATGTGAATTTATTGACTGCGGTTTTTCAGAGGACACAAAGCGAAAAAGGCCAAAATTAATGGACTGGATACAGGATGCAACCATTATTATTCCGTCCATCAATAAGGTTGCCGGAAAAGATGTGCGCGGTCAGAAGTATCTGCACTGGTGGACTTTTTTTGCTTTCTACATGGAGATCGGGGAAGGCACGTTCGCAACTGTGGTAAGTATCCGAGATAAAAAAGCCAAAGGAAAGAAACTGGACAAGTGGGAACAGGAATATTACAGGGATAATAAGGCTATCATCGATCTCAAATCGGCAAGCGGCCAGAGAAGCGAAGAAGAAAAAGCAGCTCTTAGAGAGCTTTTTGGAATATCAAAATAACTGCCGGAGCATACGGAGTACCGGCACAAACCGTTAAAAGTTACACGGTAGGAAGGAAAAACGCATGGCGGGACAGGCTGACGGCTATATCATCATTGATACGGAGATTGACACCAACGGCGCAAAAGCTGGCAGTAAGGAGCTGGAAGCGAATGTGCGGCAGTGTATCTCGTCTATTAATGGTCTTGGAGACAAGGCCAAAGCATCACTCAACAAACAGGCGAACGCGTTCTCGAAGCTGAACGATCAGTACAGAGAGCAGGAAAAAAGAGTCGAACAGCTCAAAGAAAAGGTTGCTGAACTCGGAAAACAGCAGATACCGACCGACGAATACAAAGAGATTCAGGCACAGATAGAGTCTGCTAAGACGCAGATGGACAAACTAATCTATGCGCAGGAAAAATTTGTGGCGCTGGGCGGAAGTGAAGACAGCAAAAAGTATAAGAGCTATCAGTATGATATTGACCAGCTCGCAAAAACAATTGAATATGCAAAAGGTGAGTTGCAGGATCTTGAAGAAACAGGAAGAGCGTTCACGTCCGCACTAGGATCAGAAACTCCAACCCAGCAGTACGCACAGCTTGAGTCAGAACTTGCGAAATTGGATGAGAAAATTTCGATTACCAAAGAAAAATGGGATGAACTTTGGTCGTCGAATGATGACGGAAGTAAGACGGCAGAAATGGGAGAGCTTGCGGTTGACCTTGACTTTTTACGTGACAAATACGATTCGGTCGCAAACAAAATGCGTGAGATGGAAGAAGCCGGTACTGCAACGATTAATACCGAACCTACAAAAGAAGCAGCAGCGTCGACGGAAAAACTGGCGCAGGAAGAAGAAAAGCTGGCAAATATCAATGACCGGCTGAAAACGTCATATGACGGCGTAAAAGACACCATTGATAATTATTCGAAATCAGCAAGCAGCGCAGCAACAAAAAAAGCCGCTGGCGACGGAGAAAAGCTGGCAAATTCAAATAAAAAAGTGGCTGACAGCGGAAGGAAAGCCGCAAATTCGCTGAAAGAGACCGGAAGCGCGGCGGGAAATGCCAAAAACGGAATTATGACGTTGCTAAAATACGGTCTAGGCATCCGCTCATTATTCGTTCTTTTCAATAAGCTGAGAAGCGCGGTTGTGGCTGGAATGTCAAATTTGGCGCAGGAATCCGGCTCAACCAACTCGGCTATCTCTATGTTGTGGGGCAGCTTGGAACGGCTCAAAAACAGTCTTGCGACAGCATTTGCGCCGATTCTTACAGCGATTGCACCGATTCTGTCAAAATTCATCGACATGCTTAGCACCGCGGCAACTTACGTAAGCATGTTCTTTTCGATGCTGTCTGGTAAGAAAACATATACTCGAGCATTAGCTGTTCAGAAGGATTACGCGGCATCTCTAAGCGATACGGCATCGAGTGCGGAAGATGTAGCGGACGCAACCAACGACGCGGCAGATGCGGCAGATGCGGCCGCAGAAGCAACGGAAAAATACCTTTCTCCTCTCGATGATCTGAACAAGATGGATTCGAAAAGCGACAGCGGTTCCGGCAGCGGCGGGGGCGGCAAATCCCCGGGAGCTGGCGGCGGTGGAGGAGGAACAGGCAGTGCGCCGATGTTCACGGAAGAGCAGATCCCTAACGCTTTTCTGGATAATCTGCAGAAAGTTTTTGATTTACTGAAAAAGATTAAAGACATGTTTATGTCCGGCTTCTGGGATGGCCTTGGAGATTACAAACCGCAGCTTGCAGAGCTGAAAAAGGATCTGGCATCCATCAAAAGGAATCTTGCGGAGATCTTCACGGACCCGGAAGTAGTAGGAGCCGCAAAACGCTTTGCAGAATCTGTAATCTATAATCTCGGGGTCGTAGCCGGATCAATAGCAAGCGTAGGTCTTACACTGGCTGTTAATCTTGTAGGCGGTTTTGAAAGCTATCTAAGCAGAAATAAGGATAGAGTCAAGAAATTCTTGGTTGATATTTTTAACGTCGGCACAGAAATGGCAGATCAGTTTGGTCTTATTGCAAAAACCATAGCCGAAGTGTTTGCAAACACGTTTGGAACACAGACGGCACAGGATCTGACTGGAAATATTATTGGAATTTTTGCAACTTTGGGAGGTCTGGCCGTAGAAATTTTTTCACGATACGAACGGGATAAGATGTATCTTATTTCACAGCCGTGGATTGACAACAAGGATAAGATAACAGAAGCAATTAATAATACAATTGCTCCGATACAACATCTCGCGCAGGTTATCGAGGACTTTTTAAACGATACATCCGACAAAATTATTGCATTTTATGATGAGAGCGTTAAGCCATTTATTGATGACTTCGAATCAGGCTGTGCGTCTATTTTGGAAACACTGCTTGATCTTTACAATAGTTATGTAGTGCCTATCATCGATGAATGGGGAACGCGGCTCGAAGATTTGATTAATGGACCTCTTACAGATTTTGTCGATAAATTCCTTGATGTGTGCGCAAAAATCATTGATGCGCTACAGCAAATTTGGAATAACGTTCTTGTTCCCCTTATTAATTGGATTCTTCAAAATGTAATTCCGTTATTGGCTCCTGTAGTACAATGGCTAGGCGACGCGGCTATTGATTTATTGGGCGCTGCGGTAGAAATGGCGAACGGAATTCTGGATATGCTCGGCGGTTTGATCGATTTCCTTGTTGGTGTGTTTACGGGCGACTGGAAAAAAGCTTTTTCCGGTGCAGGACAAATAGCACAGGGATTTGCGGATACATGCGGCGCTGTAATTGAATGGATTGGAGACTATATTTTAACTCCATTTATGTCACTGGTGAAAAAATTATTCTCTGTTGACTGGGTAAAATATTTTGGCGTAGCTGGCATTGCTCCGCAGGTTCTTTGCGATTTGATTAAGTCAATATTCGGAACTATGAAAAACGTATTTATTGGGATTATGAATTTTATTAAATACGCGTTTACTGGTGACTGGCGGAATGCTTGGCAGAGCGTCAAAAATATCTTTTCGAGTATCATGAGCGGAATTGGTGATGTTGTGCGTGCTCCGATTAATGGGATCATCAGCATGGTTAATCAGGCAATCGGAGCAATCAATAATCTGATCCGCGGCGTGAATAGAATTCCGCATGTAAATATTCCAACTATCGGAAGAATCCCACATCTGGCATCCGGTGCGGTCATCCCACCAAACCAGGAGTTTCTGGCAATGCTCGGAGATCAGAAAAGCGGAAACAATATCGAAGCACCAGAGGGGCTTATCCGTAAGATTGTCCGGGAAGAGTCTGGAAAAGGCAATGGAAGCTATACTTTCGTTGCACAGTTGGACAGAAAAGTCCTGTTCAAGGAAACAATCAGCGAAGCAAAGCTGCAGCAGATACAGGGTGGAAATAACCCATTCGAGCTGTCTACGACTTAAGGAGGGCATACATGGCACAAAATCATTTGCAGTTTGATGGCTACACGCCGCCAGATGTTGACGAAGATGGTTACACAATTGCTTTTGCAGCAACATCTTCGGACGATTCCGGGCGGCTTATGAACGGCAAAATGGTCAACACAAGGTTATTCACCGTTGAAGCGTATAACCTTAAATGGACCGATATTACCCTTGAAGCAGCAGCGGAAATCCTTTCAAAGACTGTTTTCAAGTCTCAGTTCAATTTCCATTATTTCAATATCAAAACCGCAAAATGGGAGACACATGCTTTTTATGTTGCAAACGTTGACACAGCGATGTATTCCCTCAAAGAGGGCGAGGAAAAATGCACAAGTCTTAGTTTCCAGGTAACGAGGATTGACCCATCATGAAAAATGTAAGCACAGAATTTAGGAAAAAAGTAGAAAACGGTTCTGCATGTTATGCGTACGCGAACGTGGTTTTACGGAACGGCACAAAATTGACTCTGGATCCGTCCAAAGATTTTCGAATTGACGGTAACAGCATCACCACCAATGGGGGAAGTTCATTCCCCCTCGGTGTGGCGCTTTCAAGAACAATAGAGCTTAATTTGGATAACTACGACGGAAGATTTGATGCCATTGACTTTTACGGCGCAGAAATCACGCTTTTTACGGGAATGACGCTGGATGATGGAAGCGTAGAAAAAATCAAAGAGGGAATCTTTTCTGTAGTTGAGCCGACCACGCCGGGATCCACAATTACGCTTGTTGCTGCAGATTACATGGCGAAAACATCCGATAGTTACGTTGCAAATACGACGTTTCCGGCGACTATATTTAATATCTATCGGGATGTCTGCATTCAGTGTAATCTTGTTGCTGGCAGCGCGAAATTCACAAATGGTGATTTCGTGGTAGATGCAATTTCTGAAAATGTTACATGCAGGGAGATGCTCGGATATATCGCTATGATTGCTGGCGGAAATGCCATGTGCGATTCCAACGGTGCTGTTATTATTAAGAGCTATGATTTTTCCGGCCTTAAAAAGTCAGATGGCACGTATGATTACACGAAAGCACAGAATTTTTCTGGATTTCAGAAGAATCCGAGCATTTCGACAGATATGATTCGGATAACTGGAGTTAAGGCGGAGAATGACGATGGAGACGAAAAGCAATCTTATATTGTAGGTTCGGAAGATTACTGCTTCTTGATCGAAAATCCATTGATTTCCGGCAAAGAAGCACAGGCACTGCAGCTAATCGGAAATGTTATTGTTGGTCTGGAATTTTACACTTTCAGCGGAGATCACATTTCAAACCCGCTTGCTGAGTTTATGGACCCGTGTTTCGTGCAGGATATGAAAGGAAATCTTTTCTTTTCGGTTCTGAGCAATATTACTTACACGTACCTTGGCAGTACGTCTATTTCATGCGATACAGACAGCCCAGAAACCGTAAAGTCGCAAAAGGCGACATCTGGCTCGAAAGTATACCAGAATCTCAAAAAGCAGCAGCAGGTTATTAAAAAAGAATTTGAAAAACAGATGGACGCTCTCGAAAAACAGGTTTCCAACGCGCCCGGAACCTATATTTCAAGCGAAGTGCAGCCGGACGGCAGCAGCATCTACTATCTGCACGATAAGCCTACACTTGCGGAATCCAAAAGTGTTTTCAAAATTACAGCTGATACAATCACAGCATCGACCGACGGCGGAAAGACTTGGAACGGTGGATTTACTGTAGATGGAGTCATGATAGCTAAGATCATGACTACTATCGGCATCAATTTCGATTGGGGAGTTGGCGGAACCCTTATCATCCAGGACAGAAACGGAAAACAGACCGTCTACATGGATGCTGAGACGGGAGAAGTCCGGCTTAGCGTGGTTTCTCTTTCCATTCAGGGCGAAACGGTGGCAGATATAGCCGAAAAAAAAGCGGAATCTTCTCTGAACGACTTTAAGAGCAATATATACAACCCTATGATTTCCAACCTGCAAAAGCAGATTGACGGTCAGATCGAAACGTTCTATTACGATTACGAGCCTACGCTCAACAACGTTCCGGCGAAAGAATGGGATACCGAGGAGAAGAAGACGGCTCATGAGGGAGACTTATTCTATTGGAAGTCGAAAGGCTATGCGTACCGCTTCCAGAAAGACGGATCAGCGTGGAGCTGGCAGCTCGTACAGGATACCGATATCACGCTTGCTATGCAGAAAGCCGCAGAAGCCAAAGACACAGCAGACTCAAAGCGCCGCGTTTTTACAGCTACGCCGTATCCTCCGTACGATGTAGGTGACCTGTGGGTGGGCAATGACACTTCCGATCTTATGAGATGCCAGCGCTCACGTCAGTCCGGCTCCTATGATGCGTCTGATTGGATCAAGGCAGTTAAGTATACAGATGATTCTGCGCTTAACAACTTCATTTACACTGATTATGCAGAAACGCTTGTCGAAATCTCTAATTCGATTGACAAGAAAGCCGAAACGTGGTTCCAAGCAACAGATCCGGCGCTCCAATGGACAGATAATAGCACATCTGAACCATTGCAGGACCATACCGGCGCAAATATCACAGACAGCACCGGCGCAAACATTCTGACCGTATGGGAACGCGAAAAAGCGGCTCATAACGGCGACTTGTGGCATAACACGACTAACAATGTCGAATACATCTATAAGGACGGAAGCTGGCATGAAATGAGCGTTCCAGACGATGTTTTTGACAAAATCGACGGCAAGGCGCAGATTTTTGTTGGCGAACCGATTCCCCCTTATGACGTAGGCGATACATGGTTCACCGGAACAAATATCCTTGTCTGCGTAGTTAAGCGCACATCTGGAAAGTATAATGCGTCCGACTGGGCGAAAAAAGATACTTATACAGACGATACCGCGCTTGAAAACTTCCTTTCCGGCGACTACAAAGAGACTATTGCCAACTTGTCTACTCAGATTGACGGTAAGGCGGAAACGTGGCGGCAGAGCACTGATCCGGCGGCCAATTGGACAACGGATGAGCTGAAAGCCCAGCATAAGGGCGACTTGTGGAACAACACAGAGAACCAGAAAACTTATATCTATAATGGCTCAGCATGGCAGGAAATGACATCAACGCCGCCGCAAGCCGTATTTGACGCGATTGATGGCAAGGCTCAGATTTTCGTTAAGCAGCCAACTACGCCGTATGATGTGGGTGACTTATGGTTCGATTCTTCCAGTGCAGATATTATGACCTGTACGACTGCGAGAGAGAGCGGAAATTTTAATGCTACAGACTGGGAAAAAAGAAATAAATATACTGATGACTCCTCTCTTAACAACTGGATCAAGGGAGAGTACGCAAACACTCTTGCTGATGTTAAGAATCAGATAGACGGGAAAGCCGAAACGTGGAGACAGAGCATAGACCCGTCTAAGTCGTGGACAACGGGCGCATTGAAAAAGCAGCATAAGGGTGATCTGTGGTACAACACGACCGAGCAGAAATCCTATATCTACAACGGTAGCGCGTGGGAACAGATGAAAGCAGAGCCGCCGAGCGGTGTCTACGATGCCATTGATGGAAAGGCTCAGATTTTCGTAAGCCAGCCAAAACCTCCGTACTCGATCGGCGACCTCTGGTTTGACTCATCGACCGCGGACATCATGACCTGCGTAACAGCCAGAGAGTCCGGCTCTTATGTTGCCGGAGACTGGCAGAAGAGAAATAAGTATACGGATGACTCCGCCGTAAAAGCAGTCAGCAAGGAACTGGGCGATTTCATCACTGCATATGACGAAGAAATGGAGAAAATCTCCAATTCGATCGACAAAAAAGCAGAAACATGGTATCAGACAACCGACCCATCCTTGCAGTGGACGGGAACGACCGAAGAAGCGTTGCTGGATCACACCGGAGCGACCGTTACGGACAGCACCGGCGCGGCAATCATGACCGTGATTGAAAGTGAAAAGATGGTTCACGATGGCGATCTCTGGAAAAACCCATCGACCAATAAGGAATACATCTATCAAGCCGGAATTTGGCATGAAATGAGCATCCCGAACGATGTTTTCGACATCATTGATGGAAAGGCTCAGATTTTCGTAAGCCAGCCAAAACCTCCGTACTCGATCGGCGACCTCTGGTTTGACTCATCGACCGCGGACATCATGACCTGCGTAACAGCCAGAGAGTCCGGCTCTTATGTTGCCGGAGACTGGCAGAAGAGAAATAAGTATACGGATGACTCCGCCGTAAAAGCAGTCAGCAAGGAACTGGGCGATTTCATCACTGCATATGACGAAGAAATGGAGAAAATCTCCAATTCGATCGACAAAAAAGCAGAAACATGGTATCAGACAACCGACCCATCCTTGCAGTGGACGGGAACGACCGAAGAAGCGTTGCTGGATCACACCGGAGCGACCGTTACGGACAGCACCGGCGCGGCAATCATGACCGTGATTGAAAGTGAAAAGATGGTTCACGATGGCGATCTCTGGAAAAACCCATCGACCAATAAGGAATACATCTATCAAGCCGGAATTTGGCATGAAATGAGCATCCCGAACGATGTTTTCGACATCATTGATGGAAAGGCTCAGATTTTCGTAAGCCAGCCAAAACCTCCGTACTCGATCGGCGACCTCTGGTTCAGCTCGGCGACATCCGACATTCTGACCTGCGTTGTGGCTCGTGAGTCTGGCTCATACGTGGCATCCGATTGGCAGAAGCGGAATAAATACACGGATGACTCCTCTCTTAACAACTGGATCAAGGGAGAGTACGCAAACACTCTTGCTGATGTTAAGAATCAGATAGACGGAAAAGCGGAAACGTGGCGGCAGAGCACAGACCCAGCTAAGTCGTGGACAACGGACGCACTGAAAAAGCAGCATAAGGGTGATTTGTGGTACAACACGACCGAGCAGAAGTCCTATATCTACAGCGGCACCGCGTGGGAGCCGATGAAAGCAGAGCCGCCGAGCGGTGTCTACGATGCCATCGACGGAAAAGCGCAGATTTTTGTAAAACAGCCAACCACGCCGTATGCGGTAGGAGACCTCTGGTTTGACTCGACGAGTGCCGATATCATGACTTGCGTAACCGCCAGAGAGTCCGGCTCGTATGTTGCCGGAGATTGGCAGAAGAGAAATAAGTATACGGACAACTCCGCGGTAGATGCACTTGACAAGGCCTTAACACAGCTTGAAATTTTTAACCGACTCACCAATAACGGCGCGGCACAGGGCATTTTCTTGAAAGATGGAAAACTGTTCCTCAATTTCTCGTACGCACAAGGCGGAACCTTAAAACTTGGCGGAGTCAACAACGGCAACGGTCAAGCGGAAGTGTATGATTCCAGTGGAAATAAGATCGGAAGCTGGAACAAAGACGGTTTTAATTTGCAAAAAGGTTCCATATATGGTACGCAGATCCACCTTGAGTCACAAAATGACTATATACAATGCACGGTCAACGGAAATGAAGCTGTCAAAATCTCCACAGGCGGCGTAAAAGTTGACAGTACGGCTAACTTGGGACTTGGCGTTACTCGGAAAAAATATATTTTTGAAATGAATCCGTACGTATTCCCTGGCGTTCGATTGCTTGATCAATCAACGGGAGCTGGAATTGGTAGCACGTGGACAAGCGGACACTTCGGAATGTGTTACACAGACGATCTTTCCGGATATTCCTCTGTCACTGATTCACTTTCGAATTATGGCGTATACATGAAAGCCGGAAAAGAGGATGCAAACGGCGGCTTCTATGTAATAGGAAATGGACTTGGAAAAGGTTCACGTGTAACCACAGAGGGAATCTATACTTCTGGAACCAAAAATAGAATTGTAGATACCGAAAACTACGGTCAGCGTCTCCAGTATTGCTATGAGATGCCAAGCCCGTTCTTCGGAGACATCGGAGAAGCGGAAACGGACGAAAACGGCCTGTGCTACGTTCAGATTGACGATATTTTCGGCGAAACAGTGCTGAGAAATGACAAGTATAACGTGTTCTTGCAGAAAGAGGGATGCGGCGACCTGTGGATCGAGGAAAAAACGGCAGACTACTTTTTGGTCAAAGGAACACCAAATCTTAGCTTTTCATGGGAGCTGAAAGCTAAACAGGCAGATTACACGCTAGAAAGACTGGAAAAGAACGAAACTTCATATGAAAAAGAGCCGGAATTGGACTACAGCGAAATCGGCTATCAGACGTATATTGATTATGTAGAATCGAAAATCATAGCATGAAAGGAGCACGTATGAAAGTCTTAACAAGTTTTACTAAATTAGTAACCGGTGAGGGCATCCGGATCGCTTACACCTATTCAGAGGTGGACGATTCCGGCGACCTTATCAGTCAGAATAACCGCGGCAATTTTGTCGCGGTTAACCCGGAATTGAAAAAGCATATCGCCGCAATTGATGAATATATTGAAAATAATCAGCTCAATAAGGAGGAAAACTAATATGGCAAAATTCACAGATTACACCGAAAAAACAGAACCGGTAGACACCGACCTTGCTCTCATCTACGACACCCCAGCCAAAGTGAATAAAAAGTTTACTTTCGGTAATCTGTGGAAATGGATTGCTAAGAAAATCGTGTCTGAGGGTATCTCTCAGCTCGAGACGACTAATAAGACAATCCCGGGAGCTATTAACGAATTAAATAGTAACCGGCTCAGGAGCTCAGAAAACATAGCTTCTGCTTCTGATCTTGCTGAAGATGTACTTATAAAATGTGACTATGGAGAAATTAGGTTATTCACAATACAAAGCACAGTAAGTGTCTATCAAGGTTCTCCGGATGGCAGAGGCGGATTTCTACTTGCATATCAAAGCACAACCGGCAGCAAATACGGAATTGTTGTGCTTTTTTCTTACGCTGGAACTATATGGATGAAAATCAAATCTACTACTTGGGATGAGTGGAAAAAAATACAATTGTCTTAAAAACAAAATAGTAACCGGCTGATTGAACATATCAAACATTGACAAACAAAGGAATTTCCCATTTGGCACATTTATGGTAACTGGTGCTTGTCTTATATATACACACGGATTATATTGTGGTGATTATAATGGTTTATATATTTATTTTAGCTATAGAACTAAGAAAGGAGAAATTTATATGTTTCAGTACAAAACAAAATGTAAGTATGGCTATTCGATACTTGGCGAACGACCTCCTCGATTAGATACTAATGCGAAATATGTAATAATTGGGCAATCGAAATTTTTTCTCCATTGTGTTATTATACGGCGATTAGATGGAAAGCGTTTTCTTGGAGAAAAATATTGGATTGTTCCACAGAATAGCTTATACTAATCAAGTTCTAGTTCATTAATAATATTACTATATATAAGAATAAGTGGTATTGAATATATAAAAGAAACTGTGTTATAATATATTGACATTATAGAGGAAAGGAAAAGTGACAATGGATAATTCTACTAGAAGAATGATTAATTCATTAGCGGAAGATGTATTGAGTGCGTACAATATATCTGTACCAATTGGAAATATTGATGAAATTGTTGAAAAGCTAGGTGGTACTATCCAGAAGGAAGCTTTTTTTTCTGATGGTGCCGTTGAGAAAGAAGGAAATGGATTTAAAATTATTGTATCTCCTTTTCAAGATGAAAAAAGAGAACGTTTTACAATAGCACATGAATTAGGCCATCTTTTTCTTCACATGGGTTATCGAACCAATAATGAATTGTGGGAAAAACAGGAGAATAATATTTATCATCGAATTGGAAATTCAGAAAAGGAATATCAAGCAAATGAGTTTGCGGCAGCTTTTTTAATGCCGGCGACAGAATATCTTGCTGTATTAAACAAAGTGGCAGAGGGAAATATGGTTGATACATCTAAAATAGCAGAATATTTTAACGTATCGATAGAAGCGGCAGCGAATAGAGGAAAATTTTTGGGGTATTTAAGATGGTAGATCAAACTCAGAGATTAAGCAGATATAGAGAATTAATACAGGAACTGAATGAAACGAAAAAAATGGAAATAGCTCGACGAACAGTTGAGCTATTCTTTTCGTTTGATATCGTAAATTCATCGTTGTAACGCAGGAAAACGTAAGATACAGCCATCACCGATACGTAGTCTAACAAGCCTACAAAGAGCCGTGAGAAAAAGAGTACAATGTTCCTAAGAATCGAAATTTTGGGAAAAGGAGCATCGACAAATGAGAATTGACAGATCATTAATCAGTAACACGAACACTTACAGTGAGAACGATCCTAAATGTATCGTAGTCCACAACACGGATAACTTCGCCGCCGGAGCAGACGCGCTGGCACACGCACGAGCGCAGTATAACGGCAATTTTCAGAATATGTCCGCCCATTATTACGTGGATGATGGTGACACCGCCTATCAGGCGGCACCGCACAGCTGTGGCTGCTGGCACGTCGGGGTTAATTACGGCGGTAATAACCTGTTTGGACGCTACGGCAACCGTAGCAGCATTGGTGTGGAGATGTGCGTGCAGGCGGGATATAATTACGAAAAAGCGTTTCAGAACACGGTAGCGGTCGTCAAAGAGATCATGCGGGAGACTGGTATTCCGGCCAGCCGCGTATACCGCCACTATGATATCTGCAGCAAGCACTGCCCGAGCCAGATCATCGAGAGAGGGGATTGGGAGCGGTTTAAGAGCCTGATCAGTGGTGCGGCATCGGCCGAACAGCCAGAAAGTGGAAAATATGAGCCGGGTATCTACAAGGTTAATACCGACCTTAATATTAGAGAGCAGCCAAACGCAGACAGCCGCATCGTCGGCATGATCACGGATCATGGTAGCTATACGGTAACAGAAATTCAGAATACAAGCTGGGGACGACTGCTCTCCGGTGCGGGCTGGATCAACTGCCATTCAAAATTCTGCACGTATGGCGGCGCGGGCAAAGAATCAACCTCAAAAGCGATCACAGTCGATGGTGTGTGGGGTCATGAGCTGACCAAACGCTTGCAGGAGATTTTTAAGATTGGAGTAGACGGCGTGATCAGCGATCAGCCGACGAGCAACAAAAAATACTGTGCTGGCATCGCGGCGGCTGAATGGTCTGGCAAGCTGTCCGGCGGCTCCGATCTGATCAAAGCCATGCAGAGATGGGCAGGAGTGACCGCAGACGGCTACCTCGGACCGCAGACCATCCGCGCGCTCCAGAAAAGGCTCGGCACACCGGTAGACGGCGTGATCAGTTACCCGTCTGCGATGGTCAAGGCTTTACAGGAGTGGTGTAACCGCCAGTAAAAAATATAAAAGATATCAAGAGGCGTGGGGATTTTCCCCGCGCCTTTTTTTATTACAAAAAATAAAAAAACTAAAATAACCTATTGACGTATACGCCGATGAGTGGCATTATATAATCAAAGTTAAGGCATAACAAAAATCAAGGAGGAATTTAAAATGGAAAAAGCAAAAAAAATTAAAAGTCTGGAAGGAATCCAGAGAGTAAGATTTAATGATTTTTCGGAGTATGATTCTGAGAAGTCAGCAAACGGTGGAGCGTATGGCTTCTGGACGGACTACACCCGTTTGGAAAACGGGATGTGGGAGGTTTCCTATGGAACCACCGCAGAATTTGACTTCTGCCCGGTGTGCGGAAGCTTCGATGATCACCGTCTCGAAGACGGAACTTACGAGTGCGGTGAGTTCCAGACGGTCAGCGAAGAGGAGCTGATCGAAGAAATCAATAAATTCGTTGAGACAGACGACGAATTTATTGAATATAAAGGAGAAAAACAATGAAAATAAAAGAAATCCGGAACGCCTCCGGCTTAACACAGGAGGCGTTCGCAAGAAAATACAACATCCCGAAGAGGACTCTTGAGGGATGGGAGGCGGGAAAAAGAAACCCGCCGGGGTATGTGCTTGAACTGCTTGAGAGAGTAGTAAAAGAGGATACCGAAAAAACAGAAAAGGAGAAAACAGAAATGTATTACAATACGATAATTTTAAAACATGGTGTAGGAAGCTACACAAAGAAACAATTTGATAATTTCGTCGAAGGAGATTGTGTTTGCGGTGAAAACGCAAACCCGGAAGAGCTGAAACGTTGGTCTAGCGACCAGTACGGATTAGCAAAAGCCGAGTTAAACAAATACAAATGCTCGTACAAGAAAAGCGGCGGATACGTATTTGCAGACGAATACGCGCTCGAATACTGTAATACGGACGAAGACGGGGAATTTCTCGATGGATCAGACCTCGATCTCGCGGAAAAAGAAGCATGAGAAAAAAATAAAAGAGTCGTGCCATTTTGACACGACTCTTTTATGTGAAAAAAGCAAAAACACTTGAAAAACCAGACAAGTGATCCGGGAAAACAAAGGAATCACAAACGAAGTTATAAACAAAATTGAAAACGAGCGTGAAATGATGGAAAAAGAAAAGAAAAGGTTTGAGGAGAAAATAGAAAAAAGTTATAACGCGATAGCAAAAAACAAAGAATGGATGGAAAAGAAAAAAGAGGAAGAATGACAATTAAAGAAATAAGAGAGCATTCCGGACTTTCACAAGGGGAGTTTTGCAAGCGGTACGGGATCCCAAAAGGGACCCTGTGCCATTGGGAGAGCGGGGAAAGAAAGCCACCTTCATACGTGCTCAATCTTCTGGAAAAAGTAGTGGAGCAAGATAGAGAAAAATGAGTTGTAGAAAAACCGTGTCAAAAATTGACGCGGTTTTTTATTTGACATGATGGACACAATATGCTAGAATCTGAATGTGTCATTTTCGTGTCATGTAAGTGTTGGAAAATGGCGTATTTATGGGCATTTTAGGTGGTAAGGAAACTTGACTTTTAATCAAGTTGTCCGGGGTTCGAATCCCCGATGCTTCACTAAATACCCCATAGAAAACGCCCATGGAGGTTTTCTATGGGGTTTTTCTTTTTTGAAAAAATAATATGCGGTTATGACGGAATTGGCAGACGTGCAGGATTTAGGTTCCTGTGCCTTTCGGCGTGTGGGTTCGAGTCCCACTAACCGCAGAAAAATCCACAGCAGTAAAATGACAAAAATCAGATTCTAAATAATTGCAGCAAAAATATTCGCGCATCAAATATCTTAAAAACTCCAAACAGAACCGAAAATCAAATAGAGAATAGATAGAGGAAAAATGGTATGACAAGAGAAAAGTATGAGTCATTGCCTTTGAGCACGCTGAAAGCGCTGGCAAAATCCAGAAACATGAAGGGGATTTCCACCCTGCGGAAAGAAGCGCTGATTGAGCGGATGCTGGAAGAAGATCAGAAAGAAAACCAGAAAAACATGGAAGAGCCGGCGGTTCTAAAAGAGGAAAAAAAGACGGAAACTGTACAGGATCAGAATCAGGAACCGCAGGAAAAGCGGGAGGACGGTATGGAGCGCCAGAATCGGGAAACCTCGGAAAACGGCACCGCGCGTCCGTACCAGAGACCGCGGTATGTCCGCCGGGAAGAGCGCAGTGAAAACGGAGAGCGCCAGGAGTACCGTCCAAGAGCGCCGCGTTTCAATGAGCGTAGATTTCAGGAACCACGAAATTATAATCAGAATAACCGTGAGGAAGAGCAAAGACAGGAGCCGCGTCAGGAAGCAGGGCAGGAAATGAGACAGGAGCCGCTGCGTCAGGAAGCAAGACCAGAGACGAGACAGGAACCGCGTCAGGAAACCAGCACGCTCGACAGCGGCCAGGAGGCCTGCGGCATCCTCGAGGTCATGCCGGACGGATTTGGATTTATCCGCTCCGACAACTATATGCCGGGCGACAGCGATGTCTACGTTTCCCCGTCCCAAATCCGCCGTTTCGGACTGAAAACAGGAGATATCATCCGCGGAAACACGAGAGTAAAGTCCGCAACCGAAAAATTCAGCGCCCTTTTATACTTAAAGAGCGTCAACAATCTGCCGCTCGACCAGATCATGCGCCGCGGCAATTTCGAAGATATGACACCGGTCTTCCCGGATGAGCGGCTGCGCCTTGAACGCCCGGGCGGAAGCATGGCGATGCGGATCGTGGATCTTGTAAGTCCGATCGGAAAAGGCCAGCGAGGCATGATCGTCTCCCCGCCGAAAGCCGGAAAAACGACGCTTTTGAAGGATGCGGCAAAATCCATCCTGCAGAACAACCCGGAGATGTATCTGATCATCCTTCTGATCGACGAGCGTCCGGAGGAGGTCACCGACATTAAAGAAGCGATTCAGGGATCGAATGTGGAAGTCATCTATTCCACGTTTGATGAGCAGCCGGAGCACCACAAACGCGTGTCTGAGATGGTCATTGAGCGCGCGAAACGTCTTGTGGAGAGTAAAAAAGACGTTACGATCTTCATCGACAGCATCACACGTCTCGCCAGAGCTTACAACCTGACCGTTCCGCCGAGCGGCCGTACCCTTTCCGGCGGTCTCGATCCGGCAGCACTCTACATGCCGAAACGGTTCTTCGGCGCGGCCAGAAACATGCGCGAGGGCGGAAGCCTGACGATTCTTGCAACGGCGCTTGTGGACACCGGAAGCAAGATGGACGATGTCGTTTACGAGGAATTCAAAGGCACCGGAAACATGGAACTCGTGCTCGACCGGAAACTGCAGGAACGCCGCGTCTTCCCGGCCATCGACATAGCCAAATCGGGAACAAGAAGAGAAGATCTGCTTCTGACACCGGATGAGCAGGAGGCCGTTTACAATATGCGGAGGGCATTAAACGGCATGAAATCCGAGGAAGCCGTGGAAAATATTCTGAACATGTTTGCCCGCACCAGAAACAACGGCGAACTGATTCAAATTTTAAAGAAACAAAAAATAGTATAA